TCTTCATCTATTAAGCCATTAGCAAAGTCATATTGAAGTTGTGAGAATGGGGTATAACCCTTAGCGTTATCTATTCTAAATCTCTCTTGTGCTAGATAAGCAGCCACATCAGCACGTCGATTCTGTCCTGCCATCATAGCAGCTTGGGTAGAAATATTAGCTTCAGCTTGTGCTAATACGTTAAAGTTCCCATCTGGATTTCTTTCTTCCGCAGCTCGCATTGCTTCGCCACGACTTCTAAATGCTCCAAGAGGAGTTTGCAGAGGTAGATCCTCAGTCTTATCTAGATCGTCAGCATAATACAACTCTGCCTTTGATGAACGAAATCCCCTAGAACTAAACGTTTCTTCGTTAATCCTAGAACCTTTAGGAACCGAGAATGGAACCTGCTCACCGTCTTCCGTATACCCAAAGAGTACCTCAAAATCCTTGTGCATCATTTGAGTAGCTTGGACAATAGAAGGAAATCTATCAGAGTTCACAACCGATGTAAATCGTTCATCACCGTATAACGCTGCTGCGGTCGCTTCATCTGGGGCCGCCTCGATTTCTCGAAGCAATTCAGATTGAAGTCTATCCATTCTCTTATCCTTCATACCAGATAAGAAACCAGCAACAGCAGATAAGAGTATTGCACCCCTATTGTCTGAACCTCGATTTACTACTGTTGCCATCAGACAACTCCTAATAGTTTCACGTAGTTAACCTTCAAGAATCCAGTAATTGGATCACGATGTACGCATCCGGTATGTGCCACCTCTTGTGCAATCACACCGATAGTTGGTCCGTTAATTCCTAAGCGTTTAGCGATATCGTTCCAGTGCCAAGTATAGATATTAACCCGAAGAATCCTTCCAACTTGCATTAACCGATCCTTCAAATTTTTATCTGAGAAAATACCCATACCATAACCTGACGTACCAAGCCTATTAGGATCAAAGCCTCCAACACTTACTGTATCTGTTTTTAAACTACTATCTGAGAACATACTAGCTATGGCTCCGGCGGCTCCAGCAGCTCCAGCACCATCCGAACTACCACCACCTACAACGATATTCTCAAATTGTGGAATAGCTAACGAAGCCAACAACATCTTAATTTGATCATCCTCGAGTCCAGCTTCAGCCAGGAATTGTTCAAACTGTCTACTGATGTTTCTTTCATCAAGAGCTGTCGCTTCCATACCAGCACCAAAGATACCAAATCTTTCTTCAGCTTGCGCTCTGGTCCGATCTGTGGACAGACCTAACGCCTGTAATGCTCGATTTCTACTCGATTCTCTCTCTTGGAAATTAATATCGGCTCTTGATCTTGTTAGACTATCGATCAATTCTTCTGACGCCCGTTGATCCGCAGTTCGACGTTCAGAGCCAAAGAAATTATTACCACCAAACTCTCTACCAATCGACGGCAGGACTTCTTCTTGAAAACTCTCTAAAGCTGGATCACGAATGTTCGTATTGAAGAATTCATTAACATTCCCCTGCTGACCCTCAAAATCCAGAAGTTGCATTAATGTATCTGTTTCCTGCTTATTAAGAGCTGTCTGGAAATTAGGATCAGATAACTCAAGTGCCCTATTTTCTAATCCGGCTAAGCTTATCTGCCCAAGATCTGACATTGCGACATTTGGATCCCCGCCAAAAGTCCTAGGAGTTGCCCCTGACAACTTAGCAATAAGAGCATTAAGTTGTTCTTTCTGAAACGGTGTAAGCGTATCCATCGTGAACTTTTCAATTTCTTGCGGACCAAAGAAATTTCCCGGATCATGAAGTTTAGCCATCGTGCCGCCACTTCCAAAGAAACCCATATCATCTTCCTCTTATGTTCAAAATTTGAACAATATCTAGTATTCTGTTTCCAGAGATAATCGAATATTATACCAGCTCAATTCAAAAGAACTAGACCCTTCAATCTTATACCTAACGCTACGCCCAACAAACTGCTTCTCTATTCTAACCTTCATAGGAGTAGTTCCGATGGTTAGAGTTTCCAGTGTGTTGAACGTAACACCCTCATCCGTTGAATAAGATATAGTAACTTCACCTCCGGCACCCTTTATCTCGAGGTAGTCATGCCGTAAGTATCCATTCGGATGTGCGAAATCTTGTGTCTCAATCGTAAATGTTTTTGCAACTCCATCATCATCTGCAGTTATGTAGTCATATTCCTCTACTTGCCCGTCGCTCGAACAGAGTAGAATTGTTCTTGATGTTCCTACGATAGCAGATGAACTCCACTTCCAGGTCTGGTCTGCCCATGTGTCTACCAGATCATTCCAGGTAAAAGCAGTACTATCTACAGCTTCACCAAATCCCTGGATAGGGTCTTCAAACTCTCGCGTTGTCCATACCCCGCCAAAGTCACCATGCCATCTTAGGCATTTGTTAGGATAGCTACCAGCACCAGTTTGATAGAAGATTAAAACATCATTCTTATCATCCAGATAGACACAGAACATTCTATGTCCCTGATCTTCTGCCATCTCAGCTTCGACACCGTACAACAGATCTTCTACACTCTCTCCTATCTCAGTAATATCAAAGCCACCCTTATACCGAAATAGTTTATTCTGACCAGCAACTATATGCTCATCACCTATATCAACAAAGCCAGCAGGAGATATCATACCCTGTGCAGTTACCATCGTATCCCACTGGAATCTCTTAACAGCAGAGTTTACTGCAATTCCCCGTGTTATACTTTTACTTCTGTATACAACCAGATGAGGGCCAAGCTTCGCAGCGTTTTGAATATTATCCGCTGAATCATACATATCTACATAACCAGCCTCACCGGTTACCCATTCCGTATAGTCTGCTCTATCACTCCACCTAACTCGATTGTTATAGTTAGTTCCACCCTCTGTCGTTCGAAGAAGAAACAGAGATGAATCAAAAAGCACTATGCTTTCACAAATAGTATTACCACTGCTAGGTAAGTTCGCTACAAGTTTAACGTCACCCGCCGAAGGGTCGTAGTAATATGGAACATCTATACCATTTGTGAAAACAAGATCAGAAGTCCATGGAACTGTTAAAGCAAATACATGCTTGTCGTCAGTACCAGCAAGTGTTACAATTTCAATACAGGCGTTACCACTTGTTGCTACAACACCAGCACCTGCAAGAGCATCATTAATCGTGATAGACACACCAGCCGATATAGATGCTATCGTACTAATATGATGTGAACCATCATCAAGTGTTAAAGCAATAGTATCATTGGCAGCAAAGTTCGTAGTAGCTGCAACTGGAATTACTGTATCCGCACCACTTACATCAACGTCTGTTGTAGTACTTCCACCTCCATTTAATTGTACTCCGTGCCAATTCGCCCCAGCATTAGCTAAAACAAAAAACGAAAGATTCGATATACCGAATGTAGCTGCTGTACCTCCAGCTGTTATATGCTGATGGATATTTCTAAAGGTGCCGGGAGCACCCCCGGGAACATCGGCAAAGTCTGCATAACCAGTATCCTTGCGAATATTCCCTTTCTCAAGAAGCATATTATTTAGCTGTAGAAACTGATTAAGCTCCATCGACTCTGAATTCGTATTCAGTCGTATGCCGCCTAATACTTGCGGAATAGTTAAATTCTGCCAGTCTTCACCAACTACTTGTTCTTCAGCCATTACTTAGCTACCCATCCGGTATCACCCGTTCCACTTTCTTTTATATAAATAGAAGTACTAGCACCACCATCAGTTCTTAAAAATATAGATCCTATTCCTGCTGTTATAACGCTTTCTGGTGTTCCCGTACCTGTATAGATTGGCAACTCCGAAATCTTTGCTAAGATATTCGCAAGTTCCCTAAAAGCATCTTTTACAGCCTCGTCCTGTATATCCTCTTCTCTAAATTGAAAAATCACTACTTTCTTTTCCTAGCTACTTTTTTCTTAATAGGCTTTTTAGTTTCTACCCTAGCTGCTATACCTTTAGCAATTTGTAGTTCATATATAGCATCTCGATTGCTAATAATCTTACCACGTAAAGTAACTAGTTCAAACTGCTCATCCCCCTTTACGGGAATTCTCTTAAGAAACTTATTAAGAGCATTTAACTCCTCTACAGTAAACATATTCCTCTCTCCTAGACAACTGTGCCTGTAATCGTTATACCGCCACCAGCAGTATGACTAAATGTTTGCGTGTGGATAGCATCACCATCGGTTCCTGCCGCTCCACCTACCTGTAATCCGTTAGCTCCAACTTGTTGTGTGGTAGGTGTATCATCACCACCGTCACCACCTGCGCCAGCGTTTGCGCCACCAGCAGCACCACCAGCACCTAACGCAGATATCGTGGCAGCATCACCGGCAACACCTGCACCCTGCGCACCCGAACCACCGGACCCAAGGGCACCGAGAGGCATACCACCACCACCTCCACCGCCACCATGAGCATTACCAGCAGTTGCTCCGCCGCCGCCCCCGCCGCCAGCTCCATAACCTTTACTGATAAGACCTGTTCCGTCTATTTCAGTTGGGCAGCCATAACGTATAGCTTCTCCACCATTCCCACCGCTTGATCCAGCAGATGACTGATCACTTCCCGGAGGCTCAGGTTCCCAAAAACCGTTACCACCTTTGCCACCCTTACCACCTTTACCAAAAAGCTGACAACCAGTAGTCATGGTAAGCTTAAAAAGAGCTTCGTCATGCAATCCATCGGCATCAATTGCATAGCCTCCAGAAACAGATGCTACAAAATCAACGGCTCCTAGAGTCAACATTATTAGATCGCCAGACCTAGTAGTAATACCCGGAAACTTAGAAGCTACCTCAGCCTCAACGTTATAAGCTAACGCTAAGTCCTCCACAGTAAGTGCATCCAATATAAATATGCGTCTTCCACCAGAGAGAAGCATAGAATTAAAGGGCATTATTTATATCCTTATGAAGTGCTAATGCTCTCCATTTAGAACTATCACCATCATATTCTAGTACAAGTTCATCAACACTATTACCCGCCGTACTAAGTGCCCAATCATTTGAACTGTTACCATAGATAGTAGAACCAAAAGTCAGAGTACGTCCACCGGTTGCGTCCTGTGTTAATTTGATAACTACTACCTGACCGCCGATAGGATTAGTTGGCTCTTCCAGAGTTAAATTTCCGGTAAGAATACCAACAGCAAACCTATTAGCTTCGGCTGAATCTAACGTAAGTGGTGTAGAATAAGCTATAGCTTTCTCCGCCATTCCTTGCCCGGCAGTCCAACTATTTTGCGTATCTAATAGCAATAACTTACCATTCTTCGTAATCTGAAAAGCCGTTCCAGCAGCATCTATGTAATGCAACTCAGTTAATCCACTAACGTCGAGTGTATATAAACGACCTTTATTTGTTAAGTTGCCAGGAGCTGCGCCCTGCTCTTCAAGCGTTACTTGAACGTGGTATCCATCATCGTCAGTTTCATCCATGACGTGATCCATAGTAAGACGTTCTTCGATATCGGTTTTAAGCTCTCGAATTCGCTGAGCACCTTGGGAAGCATTTTGAGTATTTGGAGGCGTCGCCTCGTATGCCGCATTCCAAGTTCTAGTATGTGCCATCTAATCTTCCTCTTTGCATCGTTCCCATTTAGGATCGTGCTCACAAATTATAACCTTGATACGTTCCATTTGTCGTTTATATTCTTCAGCAAGATTCTCATTATCTTCGTCAGTTGCTTCATCAAAATCATCTAATCGGTCATAATACTGACCATAAGCAATAGAGACATCTACAACATCTAATCTTTGATTCACAACTTCCTTAAAATCTTTCACATCAGAAGCACTAGCAAAATGCGTAAACATATATACTACTGCAAGCGCCGTACCAGTAAGCATAGTCCAGAGCGTACCCATGTTGATAGACTCAATCTTCATACCTTTTCGCCTAACTTTTTAATTTCTTCGTGATATGGACACTTAGATACTGATACCCCTGTATCTAACTTACGAAAAAGTGTCTTCATATTTAGTTCTACGGTAAGTAACCTTCTATCGAGTCTCCAAATAAAATAGGCAAAGATAATTATTGCTACGTCAGCCCCACCGGACAGTATATCTTGCAGAGACATAAAATCAGTCACGTTAAACTCTCCATGCGTCGAATTCCGGTAATATAGTGAACTTTTTCATCTTTTCTATATGCCGTTAAATCCTGGTATCTGTTACCAGAGGATAACGCAGCAATTCCTAGATGTGTCCATTCACCAAACTCATGTATGTTTTGATCGTATGGCAATTTCATATCTCTAATATGCAAACATACGGACCTAGGAGACATACCTATAACCCTAAAATCAACGGCTCTTCCATTCGGATGTGCTGAAGTTTTTGATCCACCTATCAATTTATTAAGTTCAGGCGGTCTAAAGCCCGAAGATATAATAATAGGTGAATCTGTATCCTTCCTTAAAGGTTCCAACACCGTAAAGCATAATACTCCTAAGTTTGCAAAAACTTCATCCGATGGAGTCATATCTATCCCAAATCGAGTTGCAGTTTGAGATACTAAAAACTCTCTTAATCTAAAATGAGGACTTATATGTTCATTTAGATCCATTACCAACCTCTCACTGTCGAGTGCACAAACGGATCATCAACACCATCAGATCCTTGGAAGCTATCCTGAGGCATTTTAACCCCAGCCATAGCCTGATCTAAATCTGTAGCATCTTCAATAAGAGCATCTTTTGCAAGACCTCGGTAGATACCGTAGAAGTCTCTGGCTCTATCTGTCCTACCTAAAGTCCAATAAGCATAACTTAAGCACAGGTGAATAATAAGATCATCTACGTTTTCCAAATCTATAGGATTACCAGCACCAGTAACACTTACCTTCTTCGGCCACCTAGACAGGCGTATCTGAAAGGTATATGCAATATCTGGAACTTTCCACAATTCAAACTTGTTGTTCTCCCACACAGTGTAATGAGTCGGCCAACCTCTAGCCCAATACTCAGGCTCAGGCATTACCTCGTCCCATTTATGCGTCAGAACTCTTTGCAACTTTCCTGTTAAGGTTTCATCCGCCGGAGCAAATCGTCTCAGAGAATATATCTTTCTGATCCTGGCATCCGTCAACGTAGGGAAGGTAATAACCTTATCGTCTGCCGCAGTTGCTGTTATAGCCGCTGTTGCAGTTTCTATCTGCCTCAGCTCATCAAAATCCTTTAACCTTGCCAGTCTCAATTGAGCAAGATCAACAATACTATCCATTCTAATATCTAAGTCGGTTCTATTACCTAAACCAGCTTTAATCTCAGCCTTAAGTTCTGTCAACGTAAGTAGAGACATTAGTTACCTACCTTTGCATAAGGGCGTAAGGACAAAGCAAAATCAAGATCGGGTGGGGCACTTCCAAGTTTCCAACCAATATACATCTCGCCGTATTTCTCGTCGTTATATTTCCAAACAAATCTTAAGCTTGAAAATAGTTTATAAATTCTAAATCTCCACTGAAACCTCACATCAGTTGTATGTGGTTCAACCACTATTCCATACTCCTTATAAGGTTTTAGGGGATGTTTAAAGATTCGCTTAAATCCATCTACAGGATTTCTAACCATAAGTTCCCAAATAGTATTTGGTCTGCCTAAAGTACCTCTATATATCTTAGGTAAGTTATGAGAGAAAAAACCGACAGGTACTATAACAATACCTAGAAATACCAATACTATCTTAATAATAATAACTGGCAACCAAAGTAAAAGAGATAATAAAATACGCATGTTTTTCTCCTAAAGGTCAGGGGGACCGAAGCCCCCCAAACCATTCTTCCTACCAGGGGCAATCCAATAGAACTTCCTTTGCGGAAACGTCTATTGCATATCCAGCAATGTTACCGTTAATAGCGCCAGTAACTACAACGTCCAAAGTACCATCAGCGGCACCTACAGGCGTCATCTGGTCACCATCAGCACCTGCAGTCAAGGCCGTTGTAAGGACAGCAATGCCCTTAGTCTGAACCCAACCATAGCTGCCACTAGCAACAATAGCTTGAATGGCACCAGCACAGATAACACCATCTGTATAGTCCATTGTAACATCACAGGCAGAATCAACCACCACGGCATCATCACCGTGATAGACGACTGTATTACCCGCTACTGCAGCAACAGTACCAGTACCACTATTATAGGTACACCACTTGTATACCTTTGCACCCTCGAACCGAATAACACCAATACCCTCAAGATCGAGAGTACTTGTATCGGTCAACTTAGTTTGGAAGACTTTTTTCATGCTTTCGTTAGTACCCACAATAAGCCCTCCTAAGCTGTGTCGATTGTGTGAATAACACCCTGCACCCGACGACGTGAAGTCGTAGTAGTACAAGCTGTCGCGATCTGCGCTGCTCTGTCATTGACCTGTTCAGGAATTGGCTTCCATTCAGTCATGTCAAAAAACATGGCCGGATCATAGACGAAACTCAGATAATTGGTATTCAGGAAGTAAATCCTTGTACCACAAGCTGGGGACCAAACCATCGGGATACCCTTAAAGGTCTGATGATCAAATCCCATCTCAGCTAACTTCGTATTCTGAATCTCTAACTTAGCTAACGCAGCGTCCTCATAGTACTCATACGGAACTTGCCCAGAGAGCAGAATATCAGGACGATCTTTCATCCTATTATTCGCGCACTCATTGAGCATCGTCCGCATTTCATCAACACCTGATGTCGCAAAAGACACGCCTGTTAAGGTATGCTTCTGATTCTGCCACCAAGAGTTAGTACTCTGATTGATGCTTCCAACAACAGTAGATGAAGTCGGATCATCCTGGACTAAATGTTGAAGACCGTCAAAAGCTCCGCCTGCAGCACCAACATTAGCAAACAGCGTTGTTTCCAACGTGTCAATTAATGAATTCTCTGCATTTGATAACTTCGCATTGACCAAACTTAAAATCTTGGTCTTGCCTCTGTTCACCTGATCGTCAACGCCAAATCTAACGAGTGGAGCGACAAGGTACCGCCAGTCAAATAATGCTTCAGTGAGAAACTCACGATCATTCAAACTAACAGTTCCACCCTTGCCGAGAAACTTCACTCCATCATTCTTAGCGTATTCTAAAGGCTCAAGAATGTGACGGCCACCACTCTGGGTTCTCAACTTCCCATTTTCCTTCATCCAGAACCAGAAAGGTGTAGCTGTGAAAATGTTATCCACTGCCGTGCCTTTCATGTGTTGCCAGGTAGAAGTATATAGGTTGTCAATCGCCTCTGTGAGGGAATATACAGCCATTTACATTTCTCCGGTTAAAGTAAACTTAACCTTCGCCAAGCTGAGCTATCGCTGGGAAGTTTTCAAGCGTATCTTCCCACGCAGCCTCAGCTGCCTCATCCTTCGTCAATTTCTCATCGTCCTCAGCAGCCATCGCCCCACTGGTCGGCATCAGCCCAATTAAACCGGGCTTATCCTTTTCCTTCTCGCCATCCTTATCTTTGTACTTCTCAGCCATTTCGGCAACCTTTGTGGGGTTCTCCTCCTGGGCTAAATTGTACGCCTGTTTGATAGTCAAATTAGGATTCTTAGTAGCCATTTCTTTGATTTCGTCACTCCACTCAAAGAGATCGGGATTAGTTCCAACTAAGGCTTTCACCTGTGCAGCTACCTTTCCATCGGCAATATCTTTATCCGTATTATCAATACGTTTACCGACATCTCCTAACTTTCCATCTATCAACTTTCCTATCTCATCCATTATAAGAGGAACGAGCTGGGAATTTTCCAAGTCATTAATCGCATCAGGATCAATGTCTTCCTCCTTCTTTTTCGAAGGTCCACCCAGTTTTCCTTCCCTAATACTCGTAACTAAGGAATCCAGACTTTTATTTGTTTTAGCTTGTGACTGACCCTGCTGTGTTATCAACGAGGCCAAACCAGCCAAAGTCTTTTCCATCGCAACAATCGTTGGATTTTTGGAAAGATCAAGGTCCTCATTACCTTTTTTATCTTTATCGCCTTCTTTACCGGCCATGTTCAATTACTCCTCATAGTTATTTAGTTTTGTCTTCGCCTTCTTTCTTTGCCTTAGCAGCCGCTTTCTTCTTCTTTGCAGCGGCTTGTGCAGCTTTTAACTTTTTCTCTCCAGCTGTTTGATCTTCCTTAGCTGCTTCGGCTAGTCGTTCGTCTTCATCTTTATGGAACTTTGTATCATCTTCTACTGCTTGTATTTCTGCACGTTCTGTCTTCTGCCTTGCTAATCTATGTCGCTTAGCATTATGGGCAGCTCTCTTTCCTCGATATTCCCGTAATAGCAGATGAGTAGCTCGTTCCAATCGTCTTGGATTAACACCTACTAGTGAATCAAGTTCAACCGTAACGGTCTTATCTGGAAAGAATCGTATGACAGCCGTCGCTGTGGGCTTTGTACTCATATTTCACCTATACGATTTTGTTCAAATTTTGAACGCAACTACATATCATTTTCAATCCACTTTGACATTAGTCCACGTTCCCCTAGCCAATCCCTAGCGTGAGACTTATCCTGAAATCTTACATCTTCGCCATGTTCTGTTGGTAACTGTACCTCATTCCCCGTCGATGGAAATGGACTTCTATTAATAATCATAGAAGGACCTTTAAAAACTTGTCGTAGCGTTCCAGCACAACCTTCATTATTCTCGCTACACTCAATCCCCGGCTTTATGATACGTTCGTGTAACCGCATCGGACAGCCAACCTCTAACTCCCTCTCACATACATCGCATCTCATGTCATATAACATCAGACTCTCTTACTTCCAGATGCGACTAACTGAGGAGCTGCTTTTGCAACATTCTCATTCAATTGTCCAAACTCACTTATACTCAATGGACGTTCCTGTGATCCGCCTTGTTCTGGCATCCCTCTCATCATATCATCAAAAGCTACACCGTGCATATTATGTAGGAGGTATGCTGTAAGCTTCACAGGATCAATAAACGGGTTAGTCTTGAACTGCTCATAAACCAACATAGCCTTCTGTTCTTTCAGCTCCTTGGTCATTGGAATACTTTGGTCTGGATCAACCGAGACTTCATACTTACCACGTTTAAGCATTGCAGGCTTGAAAGCTACCCAAATAGGTACACCTGCCGGACCAGCTACATCTACTACCTGCTCCTCAGTCCAATGCTTAAAGATGATGGTATTAACATCCTGAGTTAAACTAACTAACAGATCAGCAACCATATCTCTACGTTCGTCAACTCGAATCTCCGAAGCTGCTTTAACGATCTGAGCCTCAGTCGCCGTTGGACTTTCTCGACCACCCTGGAACTCACCAAATTCGTTTCTGCTAAATCCTAACGTCTCACGAACTTCATTAACTAAGCTTACTTCTTGCTGAATCAGAGCACCCGGAATATCAGCACTTTGGATAACCTTAACAACCTCACCGGGGTCCTCCTCAGTCCAGACTATTGGGCAGACATCAGGACCAATCAACTTGGCAGCTTCCTCCGCACTAATACCAGCCCTCTTACAGAGTAAACGAACTAAGCTAAGACGCCTATGGTACATCTGCATTGTCTTAACTTCGTTTAAGTTTCTTTGCAGAGGTTCTAAAATCTGACTATCAGGAATGCCCCAAAATCTTTCATCA